TTGAATTTTTTTTCCGCCAGTTCTTCTGTGCGTTTTAATTGAATAGGTTCCAGCTAGTGCAGTATCTGCGCTTAGTCCTTTCTGGCGTATCCATTCTTTTATTGCTTCAACTGGAGGAAAATGTGGCTTTGTTCCCCATTCAACGTCAGCTCCATAAGAAAGAGGTGTTCCAATATTAACAGCGTACTCTCCCTCTTCCGTGTCTGGTGTTTTTATACGAGCGACAGTTCTTCCTTTAAAGTTTGCAACTGTTGATTCTCCATTTGCCGACATTGAATAAGTGTAGCTATTTTTTAAAATATTTGCTGCTACAGGACATCTATTTTTTGTTTCGGAAACAATTTCTTCAGCTGTTAATGCAAGAGAATCTGCGAGAGCTTTTGCCATCTTCACATTAAGATTCTTAAACGCTCCTGCATCATAGCTAAAAATAAAAGACATTAACTTACCCTCAATAATTCAACTTCAAAATGATCTGGAGTTGAACTTAAAAGATTTACAGGGTTGACAGTTATAATCTTATATTCGTTTCCTTCAACTTGTATTCTATGATCTTTAGTATTTAAAGAAACTGGAAATTTATTTACCATTAAAATGTGTGTACCTTTTTCATATTCAGTGGTATTTGAAATATATCTTTCCTGTTTGTTTATATCCAACTTGCATCTAATTGCTGTATAAGCAACAGTCCAGGTTTCATTTATTTGCCCGGACTTGCTGCTTGATACAGTAGTTTTTGTTAATATAGAACAAGTTGAATTTAATAATCTTACAGGAATCATGCTATAGCCACTCCTGTTCCAATAGTATGTATAAGTCTCAAATATTGCTGACCGTAACTTGTTGATTGTAAATAGTTTTGTGAAAAAGTACCTTCTTTAATAGCATCGTAACCAATCATTGTGCTTCCAGCTCTCATTGAACGAACAGGCATAACGGATAAGTCATCACCACTAGCTTGCTTCTTGCTTATTGCAACTCCATGAGCAGTAAGATATCCAACTCCTGTTGCCCATAAATCTAACCAGGCATTTTCATTAACAATAGAAACAGACTCATCAATCATTGCTTGAACAAGAGCGTCTCCTTGGTCTGAAAATTCTGGAAATCTTGCTTTAAACATTGCTAGAGTATATTCCATTTTATCCTCTTATTTTTTACCTTTGTTTTTGTCGTCATTCTTATCGCTGTCGTTATTTTTATCTTCAACTTCTTCTGCAACAAACATCAGCCAGCCCTGCTTTATAAGGGTATCAATCCAATCTTTGTTTGCGCTTAAAATACTTTCAGATATTTCAACCGAGCCATCGAGTGGATAGTGTTTCCCTTTATAATTTAGAGCATAATTGTGTTTCTTTAAAGATTTTAATTTCTTTATTGTTGCCATGATGCGCCTCCCTGTGTTTTAAATTCCATCCTGGTAAACTATTGTTTCGGCGTGTATTATTTCGACTCCGCCTATATAACCAAAATAATTGGTACGAAGTTCAAAGTCTATTTTAGTAACACCTTCCTGAGTAAGAGGTAAAGGAAGATGAAATCTTGTATAAGTTGCATCATTTATATATGCAACCATCCTATTTAAAGAAGAACCATTTCCACCGTAAATGATTCCATCTATTGCTGATTGAGGAGAACACCATTTCGAGGACATGAGCTGTAGGTCTACTCCTTCATGTTTTGCTGCATTGCTTTCCATCCAGTAATCCCAGATAGAACGATTACCAAGTGAATTGACTTTCTTGGTCAACAATGTAAAATTGACAGGGTCTATTAGAATCATGTTTGGCATACGAGTAAAGCCTGTGTTTGCCCAGAAAACTCTTACTATGCTATCAAGATCTTCAAGGATTTCATCGGCCGTTTTATTTGCCCACAATCTAGAAGTTGTTGCACCGTTCAAAGCCGCATTGTAGGTATAAGGAACAACTGTGCTTCTTCCGTTAATAAGACCAGGAAGACCAAGCTGTGAATCGCCTACAAAAGCAAGACGGTCAACTGTCTTTTCATAATCAAGCCTTAAAGCAAGGGTCTGAATTGTATCAAGATTTACTCCAGCTTTTGCAAGCTCTGCAAGTTCAAGAACATCATAAGACGTTCCGGCCTTGTATTTGTATACAGGAGTATTTGTCTTATCAATATCTGCCGAAATTCTTTTTACAACATTGCTTCTCGCGGAAGCCATTTTATCTGACCCACCCTTAATAGGCGAAGAGTTAATAAACGAAGTGCTTTCTACTGCACCTGCTCCGGTTTTAATGGGAAGACATTTTGCATATTTTTCAATATGTAATGGGTCATGAATTATTGGATCAAGAAATTCAAGCTGCCCAAGAAGAAACGTCATTGCTGAATCGAATGTTTTGGAAGTATATACTCTATTTTTCATTTTCTGCTCCTTTTTTGTTTTATTTTTTAGCTCAGTAAAACGTCGACCAAGCCATCGCCATCTATTAATGATTCAAATGTAGCACCGTTCAGCTGAATAACTTCGTTTGTGATTGCTGCTGTTTCAATGGTTCCTATTGCGCGAGTTGCTGAACCAGTTTCACCAAGAGCATATCTGAAAAATACATTACCACCAACAGTAGGTGTTCCATTAACGCATTTCATTGTTATGTACCCTTTGCGCATAAGTGAACCCATTTTCCCTGCTTCTACATCTGCTGCACCTGTTATTCCGCCTTGTCTTATTTCACGAACACATACTCCAAAGATAACGTTTGTTGAAGCAGCTGGTAGCTTTCCAGCACCAGGAGCGGTTGCATCCTTCGCTATAACGTAACCAAAAGGAATTGCTGCTGAACTTTCGCTATTCCTAAAAGGCTCTATAAACATCCCTTCAACAATTCTGGATATTTCTCCAGCAAGTCTTTTTAAAATGTTGTTTACAACTGTCATTGTTTCCTCCGTTTTACTTTTTATTTTTAAAATTACTTCTGCTTATTGTGAATATTTTGTTTTGCGAACATTTTATCATAATCGACCGTTTCGCTTCCTGGTTTAGCGTCCGTAGTGAGAGCGACACCAAGTCCATTTTCTTTTGCAAGAGAAACAACTGCTGCAAACGCTGCTTTTACTTTCGTTTCATCAACTGCATCCTGAGTTAGGTCAGCACCTGCAAGAATGCCGTCTATTAAAGGAGCTGCATCTTGATGAACAGACTGTAATACTTCAACCATTATTTTTTTATTGCTTTTTCCTTTACAATCAATGGTTGGCATTAAAGCCTTTGCATCCGTGGTAACTGCTGCTCTGTCTTCCGCGGCAGCCTCAACTTCTTCTGCTGCTGGTTTTGGAGCAGGCTGACTCTTAAACGAATCATTTTCTTTTACAAGTGCCTCATGTTTGGACTTGAGGTCATCATGTTCTTTCTGTAAAACATTAAGCTTTTCTTTGCTGTCCTGCTCTTCCTTTCCTTCCTGCTCTGCTTTTTCCATTTCGATAAGGTCTTTGAGCATTGCAGTAATTTGCTGAAGCGCTAACATTACTTGTTCCATACCTTTCTCCTTTGTGTCTTGAATTCTGCAATCATGACCCGCTCTGCCTTCTTCAACAATAGCGACATGATTGCCCTTAATTTTAACTCTTACAAAGTTTGCGTCTAAAGGGATAGGCTTGTCCTCTATGTCTTCTCGTGGAACATAAAGAGCGTCATAACCGAGAGACAATTCCTTTTTCCCTTCTTCAACATCCTGAATTGCTAGAGCGTCTGTAATAACCAGCGTACAAGCAAGATATCCATCTTCGCTGCGATGAACGTCTCTAACAAAACCTACAGCCCGACTAGTCCAGGTGTCTGAATTAACCTCTTTATGTTCATCAACAAGAGGCTTGTTTTCAAAACTCACAATCGTTTCTTGGTCGAACAAAACCGACGCATCCTGATATATCTTATACAACTTTAACGAATCTAAATTTGGAATTCCGCTTAATTCATACCCATAATAATCAAATATGCCTGGCTTAGAAAGTTTTGCAGGTACTATTAAATATCCTTCAGGTGTATACTCTTTCTTGTCAGGAACTTCTACAACAAGTCTTGCTTTGTCATATGTAAACTTTGGTTTTGAATCTGTTTCTTTTGCAGCATGAAAACTCAAATAATGTTTCTTGTGTTTTTTGAGCCACTCTTTCGCTTGCTGTGTTGTAAACTTTGATTTATCAAACCTATATGCTTGCACTTCAGAACCGTCATGTCCTTCAATTGAAATAGCATTATCCGATAAGGCTGTCACTATGCTCTGTTCTTTAAAACTTTCATCGTCTGTTATTCCTAAAACAATATCAATGCCTGGCGCAATGTTTTTATAAGCAAATTTCTTGTACTTGCTCGGTTGCTTCATTCTCGCTGAATGAAAATTTGGAAAGGGCATTTCTTTTCTCCTTTAATTAAAATCCATTATTTAGTCTCTTGTCTTAGTTTGCTTGCTGCTTCTATTCCTACTCCGCCATCGTCTGTTCTATCGTCCGGGCCATCGTCAAGCTCGCTATCGTTAATTATGGGGTCTTCACTTTCTTTCAAAACAACTGGATTTTGCCAGCAATAACACCATTTTAATTCACCTGCGTGCCCAGGGTCTTCCCAATCGTCAGGCTGTGGAGGATTGTCGTAATCAATAATCATTCCATCTAGCTCTTCGTGTGTGTCGCGCGAGTTATCACGAAACATACAATGCCATTCATAGCTGCTTAAACCCAAAGAACGAGACCTTGCCTCTGTTAATGCTGAATTAAGTTTTCCTATTCCATTTCTTGCGATATCTTTTGCTTTTGTGTTGCTCATATCATAAACATCTTTTATATTGTCTATAATATCTTTTAAACCTTTTTCAGAAGCAGCTCCTTTAACTATTACATCTGTGATTTCATCTAAATAATCAACAGGTACGCTTTTTATATAATGTTGATTTTCAATCATCTTCTTTTCGAGAAGCTGTTTAAAGTTCATATTTTGCCTGCAACATCTATTCCTGTAGCTTCTTGTATTCTTAAAGCAAAGCGACTCTTGTTAATCTTGTCGCATTTATTTACCACATAAAGAGCTATCTGTTTTGATGTTTTATCAAAATTATATTTCTTTTTTATATCTTCTATTGCAGCAAGAGCTTCTTTTAAAAATGATTCCTGTCTAGTATTACCGTATTGCTTGTCATGCTTCAATAATATAGGAATTACTTTTATTTCAATCTGCTGTTTAAGCTTATCCAGTATTGCCTGCAAAGATACTCTGTAATTAAGAACTGTGCTTCTGTCGGCTTTCATTGGTCTTAATGCTCTTCTTTTTTCAGTTCCAATTAAATGTTTATATTTGCGCATATCTAATTGCACACCAATATCTTCTGCAAGCTTTGTGTATATATACTGCTCTTGTTTTCTTGCAGGAAATAACCACGCCTTAATCGTTGTATCGAATTTATAGCCTTTCTTAATTAAACGTGCCGCAATGTCTCTTGTGTTGCCTACAATAATATATCTATCACCTCTACGTTTAATAAAAATTCCTTTATCTTTAAACGGTTGTATTTGAAGATAGTATTCTTTTTTACTATTAAACAGCTGAAGCATTTTCTTTCTCCTTCAATGGCGGCTGTTTTGGTTCTGGTATTTCTTCAATCAAATCCTCTTCGGTTACATTTTTATAATGTCCTCTTTCTCTTAACTCTTTAGCAATTGTTTTTCTATCAAGAATACCCATTCCTTCATATATTTGATCGGACTGTGCAAGCCTATAAACTATTTCTGATACATCTTTATCTGAAAGCTGCCATAGGTTTTTAAAGTCAAAAGAGAAATCAGAGGGCATATCCCCCAAAGCAGAGGGAACAAGGAACGAGTATAGTTTCTCCAAAGCATCGCGCATCTGTTCTTCTTGTTTTGTTTTAATATTATCATAATACATCCTTATTTCGCCGTCACCTGTGCTGTTTAAACCTTTAAATGTTTCTCCCCAAAGTTTAACAAGGGGAATTTCTGTAGCTCCTGAAACGCTGGTCATAAATTGCTGTATAGTATCAGGTATTCCTGTAAAAGTATATGTTTGTGTTTCAAGATCATGTTCTTTATCAATCAAAGAGAAATTGTTTATATTTGCTGCTTCTGATAATTTATTAAATGCTGATAGCAAGCTTTTCCATTGCTTGCTTGCAATCTTGCTCATTAAATCAGGAATTTTAATAAATCTCAATACCGCTTTTATAACAAGCTCTACAATTGAATCAGAAACAGTATCGTATTTGCGCACTTCGTTTAAAACAGATTCCATTACCGAATCTGACCAGTGCATCTCGCGCATACTTTCAAGCCAAGGCAGTTGATTTGGAATAAAACGAATAACTCTGCTATGATGTAAAACTGGACCTGCTTTGGTTTGTTCGTTACCTACGTTTATGATATAACTTTCAGGCAATCCAAAATCAGGGTCTGTAGTATCTGTCACAAGCTGCGCTGAAGGAATTAAACGCCATCTATCAATCACGTGTAACGCTTTAAGCCCGCCAATTCTTACTTGTTCTGCATTAACAGGCCTAGAAGTATCAGAAGTGTTTCCAAAATCAAGATATATTATTGAACCACCGTAAAGTCTTGCCCATTTTAAAGCAAGGTTTACTTTTGATTGAACATTTAATTTCTTTTCATACTTCTGAATCTTTTCTATTTCAACAGGAGATATTTCGCTTTGAAACTCTGTCCATTCGCGAGTCATGTCGTTTGCAATAAGGTTTATTATTCTTTTAACAAGCCAATTTGAACGGTAAAGCGCATTCAGCTGTATCCAATTACGAGTAAAATATAAATCATGCGTATAATAACCTTGGCCAGCTTGAGAATTATCACCAAGCCTTAATTCTGGATTTTGCAAAGTATCTTGCTGTCCTTTAACTTCTATTATTTTTTCTTTTCCAATCTGTAATCCAAATAGTTTCACTGCATAGCCTCCGCAACCGCATTCCAGTCAACTTCTTTTTTAGGAAGTCCTTTATCTATTGCATCAAAAAGATTGTCAACTATATCGTCATGCTTATGAGAATCATCTGCTGTAAACGCTTCACACTCTGTTAAAAAATCACTTATAAAAACTTCTTCTGCTGGTAAGTAAACATATCCTGCTTCTATTGTTCCCAAAACATCTAAACATCTTGTATACTTATCCTTTCCTCTTTGTATTGCTTCTATTGGAATATCTGCATCTAGTTTGATTTCTTGAATTAGTCCTGTTCCACTTGATTTATCTTCAACATACATTTTTCGAAGAACACCAACTGAAACAGAATATGTTTTATGCTTATTCCAAAAAGCAACAGCTCTTTTTTTAAGATCTGGAGCTTCCCATTTGCCTCTAATCATATCAAGCAAATAAAGCTTTCCTCCAGATACTCCCCAACAAACAAATACAGAAAAGTCATCCTTCTCTTTTGTTTTCTGTGCTGTATCTGCTGTTATGAATCTATAATCTAATTCAGGTAAAACCGTGTATGTTTTAAACCATGCACCTTTTATAATGTTTCCACCTGTTTCAATTGGATGCTGTTGAAACAACGCTTCAAAGAGCCGCGAACCTAAAGTCTTTAATATACTCTGCAATTTATCTAGAGGATATCTTAAAGAATCTAAAGCCTCTCCTGCTTTTCTGTATACACTGTCTTTTTCAGCTATTGCTTCAAACTTTAACACTTTCCATTTTTCTGGTTCTTCTTCGAGTAGCCTTGAACAAAGATCGTCTGGATGCCAACGAGTCATTATAACAATCACTCCGGACTGTGGTTCTTTGCGAGTGTAGAAGGTTGTCTTATACCATTCAAGAATCTTTGAGCGTATTGTTTCGCTATTTGCTTCTTCTGCGTTCTTGTAAGGGTCGTCGATGATTCCTATATGAAAACCCATTCCAGTAATACCGCCGTCAACACCTGCTGCTCTATAAGCTCCTCTGTGATGCACTATTTCAAATATCTCTGTGTTCTTTACTGCGCTCTCTTCGTCTTTCTTTCCAGACTTTAATTTTGTTTTAGGAAATATTTTCCTGTAAACATCGTCTTCTATAATACGTTGAGCATCGCGGTTATTCCTTGCAGATAAGTCTGCCGAATAAGAACAAGAGATGATTTGTAAATGCGGATCTTTTCCAAAGAGCCAGGCTGCAAAACGCCTTGTGATGATTTCTGTTTTACCGTGTCTAGGAGGCGCCCATATCATTAGATGTGGGTCTTTGCCTTCCATAACGTTTTTATAGAACTGCTCTAATTCATCACAAAGAACTTTATGAAACCACCCAGCTTTAAAATTAAAGTGGGTCTGCAAAATGAAATCAAGAAGATGTCTGCGTGCTAGATTTACCTTCGCTATTTCCGCTATTTTCTTCCAGTTCATTAATTATCCTATTCATCATTATCTTCTTTGTTATCATCAACAGGCTTTAAGCTTGCAGCCTCTGCTGCTTTCTCTGCGGATTTTATAAGCTGCTTTAGTTCCTCGTCTGTCATTTTTGATAAGTCAGGAACTTCGTCAACAGACAAGCGAACCTTTTCTTCTATGCGGCCTTTAAGTTTATTATATTCTTTTATTGCATTCACTTTCGCTGTAAGATCTGCATTCTGTTTTGAAACAAAGAAAAGTTCTTTATCCATATTGGCATCATTAAACCCCACATCTTCCATTAAAAAGGAAACATAATCCAAAATGTGATGCTTTGTGAGAAGAGTTGATGCACCTGTTCTTGCTCTAGTATTTGCTCCTGGTTCATTTAAATTCACGTTATATGAAATTACATAAGAATGAAATCCATTTCCAAAAAATTCTCCAGGAGTGATATATTCTTCACAAAACTTGATTTGTTTTAAGGTAAGTTTAGCCTGCAACTCTTTTTTCTTTTCGAGTCTTTTGCTTTCTTCTGCGGTAAGTTGTGTGTCTGCTTTCTTTGCCATTGGTTTCCTTGTTTAAAATAAAAAACCCCAACACGTCAAAAAGTCTATTGTACGTCATAGCTTTGAGAAGTGTTAGGGTTATTTATAAAAACTATAACAAATTAATTTTGTTTTGTCAAGTGTTTTTTAAAAATTATTTACAGAAGCAATACATCCCTCTTGTCGCGCATAAAGAATTGTTACAACGAAAATCATAAATATGTTTAGAAAGAAAATGTCCGCAGTCTTTATTTTTACATTTTTTATTCTTTGCTAAAACACATCTTACTCCTTTCTGTTTCTTTATTTTCTCTCCCTTTTTATTGTTTTACCGTTTTTTGGAGTTTAGAGTATACTCTTATCTACTCTACTCTTATCTACTCTTATCTACTCTTATAGGGTTAGACTGTATCTATACTTGCTCTAGACGTTAATTCTTACACGTTTTTCAATGCTTTTTGTTGTGCTATTTTTAAAAACTCAAAAAGTCATGGAAAACGTCAGGCAAGTCTAGAGTTAATCTATACCATGTCTATTCTTTAGGAAATATGCAGCTAGGACAAAGCACACCTTCTTTGGAATTTTTCCATTTATTATTCTCTAAACTCCTTACTACATTTTCTTCTGATAAAAAATAATTTCCCTCGGATTCATTCGTAAACAGCTCGTCGCATACAACACATCTCGCATAATACATATTTCTAAATTTAATTCCTTTCATTTTTCCTCCTTATTAATGGGAATTTGCGCATTTTTTTTCTCCTTTAATAAAATTTCTATTATTTTATTTATTTTAAAAACTGTCTTGTATTGAAAATTATCACTCTGTCGCCCTGCGCAGGCTATTTGTTCTGGGCTGTACTTCAACTTCTTCATCTCACTCAAGTAGTCGGATTGTTTTGGTTCTTTTGATTTTGGGTTCCAGTATATGCATAACATTGGGTTTATTTTATCAGACAATCTTTCTTCATTGCGTTTATTGTATATACAAGGTTCTTTTCCAGTAACATTTAATAAACAATCTGCACAGCTCTTATACTCTTTCGGTTCTTCCTTCTTTTCCTGCAAATTCGGTTTTTCCGAATTATCTTCTATTAATTTATAATATCTATAGCATCCGTACTGGTCAATACTATCCTTTTTTTTCATTTCAAAGAATGTTTCATCTGGTTTAATTTTTAACCAGTCGATCTGTTCTATAATCCGGTTTTTGCTATTATCAATTAACCTATACCCCTGCTCTTTAAGCTGTTCCTGCAAGTCGGATGGGTCTAATTTAACTGTATTTCTACCTGTAGGTGAGCTTTCACAGTTACCTTTTATCTTAATCATTTCCCCTCCCCTTTGAGTTCTGCGAGCTTCAACTCAATATTTTTCTTCAAGCTTACCCAGATTATCCGACCGATTGAACCGCTAAACTTATCCAATGTCAATCCTTTACTTACAAGGTATTCATGAAACATTTTATATTCTTCTTTTGTCGGTTCGGAAAATATGCTTTCGGGGTAGGGATTTTTAAGTTCATTAACAACTTTAACCATTCCCTCAACAGCCTCAACCTTCTCCCTGTTAATAATCTTTGCAATATCCATAACAGCACAACCGTCCGTTCCCTCTGGACAATTAGGAGAGTTTTCGCAGTTATTTGTTTGACATAAAATATCTCTCAACTCTAATTCAATAGCAGAAAATACACCTTCACTAGATTCCAAAGCTTCCTGTGCGTTCATACGTTCTCCTTTTTTAACAGTCCGTTCTCGATTAAATAGATTAACATTTTGCCACGAGCATCGGCTTCGGTATTAGCTATAATATCTATTTTCAGATCAACTACTTGGTTCCCTTTTTCATTGTAATAGTGAGTACAATGTATTTCCCATTTGTTGTGGTTTGACCAATATTGAGGAAGAAGATCTTGGATAGACCTACTTCTGCAATTTACTTTTGATTTGAAAAGCATCTCCCCAAGCTCTGAAACTGTGAAGGCTGAAATTTTACCATTCCAATCGTAATTCCTTCCCATTCCGTTACAATTAAAATCTATCACTATTTCCCAAATATCATTTACATGGTCATGCACCCAATAAAACAAACTCTCCTGCTTCACTCCCAACTCTTCAAGCTTCTTACTTATCTCCAAACTCGTTACCTGCCTATCAACAGTCAGCGTCATCTTCCCTTCCTCCGTTATTTAGTCCAATGGCTTGTTGCGGATTTCCAGCGAATCTTTGCTCTTTCGTTTTCATTCATATCATAACCAATAATATTTCTTTTACATTTTGGACATTTTGATTCATCAGAGCATATTGCGACATCGCAACATTCTGTGAAATGTGTACTATTCGTTCCATTTGGGCTTAACTTGTGAACACCGGCTGTAACATCTTTATTTATATACATACCCCTCCGTTATTATTTACTTTCAACTATCTCGGAAACTATCTGCTCCAGCTTTCCCAAACATTCCTCTTCCCTTACTCATTTTCTGCCTCGCTTTTCTTCTTTAACTCAGAAATATAATCTTTATGCCACGAATTAACCATATCTTGTATGTCGTTTTCAGCCATAATCAAAAGCATTTCAATAGCAGCATATCTTAACTGGCACTCACTTTCATTAAACTCATATCTTCCATTACCTCTAAAACTTTTCAATGCGGATTGCACTTTTGACAACACTGTTTTTGCTTCAATTAACGATAATTCAATGTTCATCCCTTCACCTCGCTTTTCTCAATCTTTGAGATGAGTTCTTTTACTTTTTCTAATGGGATATATCTTCGCTTGTCGAAAACAGATATGCTATTGTTACAATCTACTAGACCTTCTTCTGTCCACCTTTCAATGATAGTTTTTACTTCCTCTCTTGAAATGTAGTGCTGGGAGATCTCGGAAATTGTTTTTTCCAAATCTGAAATGCGTGGAAGAACAAGACCTTCTTTAGTACACCATGTTTTGTATATTATCTCTCTAAGTTTATCGCTCATTTTTGCTCCTCAAGTAACGACACTCCGTAATCCAGTATTTTGGTAAGTATTTTAAGTCTGGCAGCAGCAACATCAGCATAAGCAGCAGCATAAGCAGCAGCATCAGCAGCAGCAGCAGCAGCAGCAGCAGCAGCATAAGCAGCAGCAGCAGCAGCATCAGCAGCAGCATCAGCAGCATAAGCAGCAGCAGCAGCAGCATAAGCAGCAGCAGCATCAGCATCAGCAGCAACATCAGCATAAGCAGCAGCATAAGCAGCAGCACGATTTTTTTTTGTATCATTCTCCAAAACTTTTTTTGCTGCATGTATCGCTTCGCGAGGTCTTTCGTCCCCGGGATGTTTTTTCTCATAAATATCAATAACCTGCTCGGCTGCGAATATCGCATAAGAAACATACTGTTTTTTTGTCATTGTTCGTACAATCAACCAGTTTGCCCATTGAATTTTTTGTATATCTTTACTATTGATAGCAAACTTAACAACATCTTTAATATCCAACCCTTCAAGTTTGGAACTTTCAAATACGTCAATTCCTTGCTGGCAAGCTCTTTTTTCTTGCAGAAATGCTTTTGTTATAATCATTATTTCTCCTCTCTCTTTATTTTAAAACGTCTTCCAAGTGTTAGGCAGGATTTCTAGAATACCTGCAAATGATTCAAAACACCATATCCGGCGATAGCTTTTGACAATTCTGTCTCACGATTGTAACCGCTATTCTTGCGTGACCGAGCGATAATTCCGCCACTAACACCTGAAAGAGATTATTTGTTACGTTTCTGAAAATGTGAGTTTTTGTCTGTAAAACTTTATTGTCATTGTTCCTACCGGGCCATGTCGATTCTTGTCAATGATCAACTCCATTGGCCATATTTTGTCTTCTCTATCCTTTTTTTTAACATTCAAGATTATCATTCGGTCTGATGTTTCTTTTATCGCTTTTGCGCCCTTAGCATCCCAACTGCCATCCATTTGAGCAGTTACCTGAGATCCAATGATTGCCCCTATGTTCCGTTCTCTAACAAAACTTTTTAAGCTTGTCATAAAATGAGCTATTTTTCGTTCTTGGTTTTCTCCTTCATTGAATCTCATAATTTGTATATAGTCGACTATTATGAAGTCAGGAGTATACTGTCTTACTACTTCTTTTATGCCCGGCAGTGACACATTTGGAGAATCACAAATAAAAAAAGGTATTTTGTAAAAATCGTTTTCTCCAAGAGATTGTCCTATCCTTGAAAGATCTTTGTCCTCTGCCTTCGCATATTGGATCTTGTAGTTTTCTATTCCTGTCTCATAGCTTATTATTCTGTCAACAATGTGTTCTGGGTCCATTTCGAGCTGGAACTCAATAACCTTTGCGCCTTTTCTGGCAAGCTCTACTCCTAGTTGAGTCATTAGTGCTGTCTTTCCTATCGAGGAAGCTCCGCAAACAGTTATAATTTCTCTTTTGTGACATCCGCCCAGGTAGTCGTCAAGTGTCGGCAGGCCTGTTGGATAGGGGAAGCCTCTCTTTTAAATAATTCTGCTTCCATTTCGTTACACTTTTTAAATACTTCCATATAATTTTGTTCAAGTATTTTATTTTGCATTTGTTTTCCTTTTAATCTTATTCTTTATGTTTAAAGGTTTTTATATATAAATCACAAAGAGATTTCCAGGCCTCCGTATACTCTTTGATGCGTTTAAGTTTTTCTGTATCTGTTTTTGACTCGTCGTGAACAATAGCATAACATTAAGAGTTTTGATCAATCAATGTTAAGGTACATTGTTTTTTCATTTCATTTATAGAACAACAGCTTGATAATAAAAGACAAAACAAAATACATAAAATAGTTCTTATATTCATTTCTTTTCCTCGTTTAAAGAACCTATTGTCTGAATATGCCTATCGTTAAATAAAGAAATTAATTTTTTGCATTGTTTAACATCAAACATTGCTATATGACATTTCTGTTCAGGAATATTGAAGGTGTGTCTCAGGATAGCATAAGCATCTTTCCTTGTTTTCTTATTAGCTTTCCACCAACCATCAAACAAAGAATGGCATATTTTGCGTAGTTCTCTTAGCTCTGCATTTGCCAAAGTCCCTAACGGCTTATCTGTTCCTGTGTGTGCTCCTACAAAAGAATCACACTTTGGATACTTTGAACACATGTAAACTTTTCCGAAATGCTTGCCGTAAATAACTTTTGAATCTGCTAATACTACATCTGAACCACAATAAAGACATTTCATTCCATTCATTTATTATCTCCTATATTTATATTTACTACTTTTTCACTATTGCTATTTCTAATCTTATATCTCTTAGTCAAATAGGGGCAGGATTTTAATAAGCAATATTGAAATACTTTTGCTTTATGTATTCTTGATTTTTTCTTTGCACAATAATATATCATTTATCACTCTCTCTGTTTAATATTACATCTTCAAACCATGCAAACATTATAGCTGTGCATTCAAGCAATTCTTTTGATGTTTTTTCATTAAGCGGTCTGCCTTTTTTAAATTGATTAATTTTCTCTTTAATCATATCAAACCACTGTTTATCTGTATAACTTTGATTCTCCCAGATGCGATAATATTTTAATCGTTCGTTTAATAGCATATTCATTACATAGACTGCCATTGGTCTATTTTCATTTAAACAATGACTTTTTAAAGATGGAATATTATCAATTTTTACTTTTAGCATTGTATTAAATTATTTTTTGCTTCTTGTAATCCTTGTTGATAAAATTTAATAATTTGTTTCGCCGATTTAATTGCTTCGCTTCTTGTTTTAATATTAAAAGCGCGAAAGAAAACAAAACTATTATGACAGGGCGTTCTGTGGCCTATTATACAACCTCTACATCCCGCATAAAAAATACATATTGCCGAAACATTTGAAATTAAAGGAACCAAAATAGTAATAGTTTTAAACTGTAGCGCCCAGCCGCCTTTAAAAGTATTAAAACTTTTACATCTTTTAAGATTACGCAATGTATCTTTCCAATAATCAATAGTAGCTTTTATTGCAAGAAGTTCAGGATTATTATTAAGAATTTTCGCATTATCTCTCATGCTGTCAACAAGACAAGCAAGTACAATTAATACAATTATCAAAGGCATCAACGAAAAATAAAAAAGCATTTTTTTCTCCTGTAAAAATTTATTTGTTACTTGAATCTCTATTTCAAATTTCAAACCCAGGAAGGCTTAATTTTCCTCCCATACTATTGTAATTTATTTTTTTGCGTTCCTCCTCTAACGTTTCTATTTGTTTCATAAAAACATTTGCTGCCTGGACAAGACATACCACTTGTTTTTTATTATTATCAGAAAAAATAGACTGATCGTTATTTAAGCCGTACTCATACACAAATTTTGATGTACGTTGTTTTTTTATATTACCGTTTTCAGAGATAAATGCAATATTTCCATATCTTACAGAGGAAGTAATAGACGAACTATCAACAGAATACCATGGATACATTTTAAGTATTTCAAGGTTAGTCATTCCAAATCCATGTACTTTTAACTGTGGTTTTTCTTTTAAAACAATATGCCAAGCATTATCAAGCCAAGAAACAAGCTTTTCTTTTGAAGCACCAACCATTCCTCCAAAAGCTATGTAGTCATATTTCTTTATCATTCGATGCAAATATTTATAGTCTTCGCATAAATGATAAGCAGGAATAGGTTTTAAACCATACTTGTCTTCCATTATTAAAGTATTTTTTTCAGATGCTTCAGGGTCGCCAATAACATCCAGGGCCGCATATTGCGTTGGATTAATTTCTTGAATATATTTACAATATCCATCAACACTTATTTTGATTCCTTTTGTAAATGCCGAAAATGCTCCAGAGTCTATAAACAGCTCAAACTCTTTATCATTCTTCATTTTTTCCTTAACTGCAAAAATCATTTTCTTTACCGGGGCTGTTTTATAATACCAATACGAACAAAGTATTTTTCTGATATTATAATCAAGCGTTCCAAATAATTGTCTTGCTGCACCGCTTACAAAAAAAACTTTTATTTTCATAGAACATTAACCGCCTTATCATCAAAAATTATATCATAATAAGGTTTATTCATTATTAAAGAATGGTATGCTACATTGTTCTCATTTAACCATTGAACAGTAATATCAAAAAATCTATAATCACGACAAGTATAAAGAAATACAGTGTTATGCTGATAAAATTTATTACAGTTCTTTATGGCTTCTTTATTTGGAACACATTGCCTGTACTTTTTTTCTAAATCAAGTGTTGTCATTTTATCGTACTCTTTTGCTGATATTTCATCTTTAACTGTAAGTATTCCATCAATATCAATTGCTATTACTTTCATTTTTATCTCCTATGATTTTATTAAATCAAGTAATTCTTTTCTGGCAGTTGAATTTTCAAGAAATACACCTCTTAAGGCAGATGTAACCATTTTGCTGCGCTGTTTTTCAACACCCCTGCTAGTCATACAGAAATGCTGTGCTTCTACAATCACAGCAACACCTTTTGGTTTAAGATGTTCCTGTAAAGCATCGGCAATTTGATTTACAAGCCTTTCCTGTATTTGCAGGCGTCTTGCAAAACATTCCATCAATCTGGCCAGTTTTGAAATACCTACAATTTTATCATTAGGCAAATAAGCAATATGACATTTTCCAAAAAATGGAAGCATATGATGCTCGCAGGTCGAATACAATTCAATATCTTTCAAAAGAACAACTTCGTCATATTGCTGTGTAAATGTTTTTGAAAGTATTTCTTCAGGCTTCTCGTTATATCCTCCATATAGTTTTTCCCAACTTCTAACAACTCTGCTTGGTGTTTCTACAAGGCCTTCTCTCGCGGCATTTTCTCCTAAAAACTCAAGTTGTCTTATGACTGTATCTTGTATGTCGCATTCAGCATTATGCTCCCAAGGAAAATGTAACCATGCGCTTGATTTTTCATATAAAGAATAAAAAGGAATATGGGGATATAAAAGAAAATATTTATCTCTTGTTTTTCCAGAATCAATTATATCATCAACAATAATATCTGCTTCTTCTGGAATATTTACAAGTGTTGCACTGTGCAGCATTAATGCTACACAAGAACCGCCGCGGGGAACTCCATATATCTTTTTGTTTTTTACTATATCCAGCAGGCCCTTTTTTATAATCTGCAAACGAACATCTTCAAATGTAAGATTTTTAATTTCCATTATTTCTCCTTATCTTAATTGATAGCTTTTGTGCATCTGATAACCTAAACGAAACCACGGATTTCCAATTACAAAATCGCAAATACGAGAAGCTATATCTTTATCATTATTGCAAGGCTGTAAAAATAATGGAGTTGAAAGCAAAACTTCGTTTTCTCTTAAAAAGCTCCAGACTTGAATAAATTCGTTCACGTTTCCTTTTTGAATAACAATTTTCATTTCATCGATATAGCTAAAATCTTTCCATTGTTCAGGAATTACTCCTTTTGGACTTACTGCTACCCAATTGCATTCTTCTATTATTTCTTGATTAAAAATAGAGCCGTTGGTTTCTAAAGCTACAGCTATTCCTGCGGCCTTTAATGCTAAGATAAGCTCCATTATATCTTGTTCCATTGGTTCTCCGCCTGTTATGCAAGCCCAGCGCACTTTGTGTGCAAGAACTGCGGTCATTATTTCATGTATTGGCATTTCTTTGTAAATATCACTTTTCCATGTCTCTTTTGTATCACAAAAATTACAACCCATAGAGCATCCATGCAAACGAATAAATGTCATTGGAATACCTATATTTAATCCCTCTCCCTGTACGCTTACAAAAATTTCTTGAATTTTTAACATTGTACCTCCACTGAAGTTTCAGGTGTTTCAAACAGTTTTACTCTAACAAAACCCTGCTGAGTTCCTGGTATTAAATCTTTTACTGCAAACAATATTCTCTTTGCAATATTTTCTGCCGTAGGATTTTCTGGAATAATTTCGTTGAGACATTTATGGTCAAGCACATCAATCACTTCTTTTACTTTTTTAAAATCAATTAGCATGCCAGTTTTTGGGTCTACTTTTCCAATAACTGAAATATTGACTGTCCATCTATGGCCATGCAAATTCGAACAAGCTCCCTTGTAGTCCCTTAAAAAATGTGCAGCGTCAAAGTGATGTTTAACGCTTAATGTTACAATATCTTTATCCAATTTTTCCTCCCTTATTTTTCAAACTCCAATCGTTTTCCATATTTGCAATAATGTTTTCTGTTCCGCAAAGACGAACAATTCTACTTGCAATTCTATCTGCTTTATCTCCTATTTGCTCAAGTGTAAAATTACTTGTCAAAAATATTTGCGGTTTTGCGTTTAGTATTGCATTATCTAAAATCGAATATAAAACTTGCAATGATTGTTCTGTTATTCTTTCAGCAAATAAATCGTCTATATACAATCTTTTACAGTTTAAGCATTCATCTATTGTTTCTGCTGCTGCGTCTTCTTTTGTTTGATATTGTTTTCTTTCAAGTAATACAAGTTCAGTATAATTTATATATTTACTTTTTTTAAATTGTTTTAAACTTTCTCTTAGACTTGAAATTTGAAGATGTGTTTTTCCGCAGCCTGTTTCTTTCCCAAATATAAAAAGAGATTTATTTATAGAAGTAAATGCTTTTGCTTTTTGATAAGCGTTTTGATTTGCAGGTGTTATTTTAAAATTCTCAAAATTAAAATTTCTGCATCCGAAAGGAATTACAATTTCCAAAGAAAACACTTTTGCACACCTATTGCACAACTGGCCGTCAAAGAGATGTCTTTCTTTACAAACAGCACAGAGCCTATATGGGTCGTGAGGATTATTATTGCTTTGCATCATCTTTATTGTCCTTTGTGTTATCGTTTGAGATTTTTCCAATGTCACTATATTTTCCTTTTGTTGCAGCGAGTTGAGTTTTTAAACCAAATTTTGCAAAATTGTTTTTCGCAATATCGATATCTTTAAATTTCTCGAAACCTCTTTGAAGAAAATCCCAAAGAGTCCATTTGTAATTGAAATAATATTGTTCTCCTTTTACAATAGTTGAATAATTTTGAATTACTTCTTTAATTTTTTCAATTGAATATCCGTCGTTTAATCTTGCATCAATTTTTTTTACTATTCTATCGTTTATCTTTATATGCTTAACTAAGCCCTGTGCGTTCCAGTGTTCTAAAACAAGTATATATATATCTTTCTTATCTAATCTACTCTTATCTACTCTTATAGGAGTAGACACACTCTTGACAACATCTAGACTTTTCTCATAAAGCAAGTTAAACTGAATGAGTTTTTGAATTGTTTTTTCTATACTGTTTCTGCTGTTTCTGTGACAAATCTGTTCCGCTATGTACATATAATCCGCAGGTATATTATTGCCGTTTTTACCAGCTAACAAAAGAAGGCCCACAAATATCCATCTTTCATTGTCTTCAAGTTGAATAACTTTATAATCATCAAGAATTTTAAAATATAATTTTATCCAACTTGTAATATCTCTTTCCTTGTAATGTTGGTAGCTTGTAAAATTTGTAATACCGAAAAACTTTTCCATTAATTGCTCCCTTTGGTGCCTGGAAGAACTGGAGAGTATTGCATATATTCTTTCCATTTTATCATGTTTATTTTGCGATAGCGAGCCACTTCTTCTCTTGTTGGTAAATAAAGAGGAAAAAGCGGATGATTTTGAATTGCTCTGCGTAAGCGTGTTATGCTTGTTTCTTTTGGCAATCCATAATATTGAAGATAATGTATTTCATCAGGAATATTGTAAAATTTTTTCCATACTGTCCAAACTAGTTGCTTGTCGCAATCCCTTGTTCCAGGATAGTTTTTTAAACAATACTTAACCTGGTTTTTTAATTTTTCAAGTTCTTGTTTTTCTTGTAATGAAAAAGATTCCATTTTAATGCTCCTATTTTACTATTTCATTATTTTGAACTTCTGCGGTTCGTTTAATTATTCCTAACTGCGCCAAATGCTCCAGTCTGCATAGAATAAAAAATCCCTGTGTTTTAGATTGTTTTAAACATACGACAGGAATTTTATTCTCTTTTTTTGCAAGAATCTCTGTTGCTTCAAATAGCTGTAAGACTGCGTGTCTTTTACGAAACTTTACCTCAAAAAATAAACTATCGTGCAGAGTGTCGCTATGTGTAATTTTTGAGTTTGAACCGCTTAATGCTGTTCGTTGTGTCGCGAACTCCTTTGCAAGCTGTCTTTCCACCTGTTTCCAGCGTTTGTCACTCATTTTAAGCTCCTTACAGTTTGTTTTTTATTTGCTTTTTTTCTAAACATCTTTAAAGACACGGACAATTAGTATTGTAACAGTTTTAGGACTCACGCATTAAGGGAATCGGACCCGCCTAAAAATTACGCCAGTTACCTGTCAGGCTACTACGCCACCGTGCCATTAAAGAACTGTTTTATCTTGCGTCAGGGCCTGGGAAATCTATATCGTTCAACTTTCCTGCTACTGTAAATCCTGCTTCTTTTAAAGTTGTGTATTGAGCAATTTCAACTTTAATTTTACCAGCATATTCTCCTGTTCCCATTTCATGCACAACACGAACAGCAAGCTCTTCATCAATCCAGTCTTTAGGGTCAATGTTTACTTCTGCTGTTGTATCGTAATTGAGAGCCACAAGAAACCCTTTCATAAAAGGTAATGCTTTTTGTGTAAAGATAAAGTTTTTAAAAATCTTACGACCTTCATGCTGGCCTTCCCTTACAACAAAAACAGTTTTTATGTAAGGTGCTTTCATGTCAGATTCAACAAGATGCGCTGTAAGAACTGAAACATGATACTTCCCAACCGGAAGAGGACTGCTGTCTGAATAATCAGGTAATTCTCCAATGTTTGCTTTCACGTTTTCTCCTATTTAACCTTTCTTTTTTGTACTTTCTATTTCGACTTTTTTATTTTCTACTACTTGTGTTTCGCCAAAAACTTTTTGATATATCAAACCAAAGTTTGGCTCTATCCAGGTTCCAAGTTTTCCAGAATGGTCTTTAACAGGAATTCTTGCGCTAGGTTGAACGCGAATCATTCTCTGTATTTCAACATTGTTCATGTTTTGTTGAACTTCAACTCCCTTTTTTGCCTCTTCGCTTCCTTTTTCTTTTGCAACGATATAGCCCACAATATCCATGTAGGCGCTAACTTCGTTTGGAAGAGACTTTCCTTGTAGCATAGGAGAGATACGAATTATTTCCCCTGTTGATTCGTCGGAAACAAACATTTCATGACAGATAATAATTACATTCATTGGAAGTTCGCGAAACACACGAACTAACTTTCTTATCTGTTCAATGTTTAACTGCCAGTCAGCAATAGTTGCCTGAGAATGACTATTTTTTGCAAGTATCGCATCCATTGATTTTTTTTGTATATTTCCAAGAGTGTCGAGAACGACTGTTTGATACTGAGGAAACGCTCCAGACTTTAGCTGGCTATAAACGTCCATTACATCATCAAATGTTTCAACATTTACTTTGTCTATTTTTTTATCTTTTATAGATAAAGTTCCTGTATCGCATACAACAAACAATGGTTTCGGTGCCGTTGAAGCAAATACTGTTTTTCCTACGCCTGCTTGACCATATATCAGCATTTTGATAAATGGTTTTTCTTCTGATGTGTTTACTATTTTCATTTTACCTCCCAGGTTTATTTTGCGGTAATTTTTTCCTCCTTTTTAGGTTCTGCATATTCCGCATGATACGCATCCCTTATTGTATATTCTGCTTTACGCAAAGACTCTGAGTCTTCAATACACAAATTTCGATAAGAACATTTCCAAGAACAATCGTGCGAAGGACTTTTCCATATAGGTGGATTTGTTGCTATTGTAATACAAAGATTGTACAAATGCTGTTTTGTTTCAAGTAAGTCTTTCTGTGTGCGCAACACTTCATCACGAAAAACAAAAGTATTCCCTTTTTGTTTAAGTATTTCAAGTATTTCTGTGTAATTGCTTTCGTTCAGGCCATGTTTTTTAATTGTGTTTAAATATATCTCGTACGTTGTATTTATTGCTTTATTCTTTGAAAGCTCTCCATTTTTAAGGATTTCAGGAATAGAAGGAATTGATTTTTTTACTACTGTATAAAGCACTCCTTCAACTTTTCCATATTTCTTAAATAAAGAAGGCTCCATTGATACGCCTAAACAATAGCGGCTTACCTGGTCGTCAAGTGTAAGATTTAAAAGATAATCCGTATTTATTGCAACTGCTGTTTTAAACTCTTTTATCCAAAGTTTTCCACGGCGCAAAATAAGCATATCGCATTTAAACCTATACATAAACTTATTTGATTTTTTATTTTTATCGGTAAGAATAGGAACAATGAAAGGTTTTTCAATTTCAATTACTTCAAAATCGTCCTTAATTGCAGCATAGTCAAAATAACGTGAAAGCATGCTGGTACCAAGCTCATACATTTCATTTATTTCAACAAGACGCAACTCGTCAACAACGTCTTTTTTAAGTTCGATTATTTTTTCGTAAAACTTATTTAATGAATATGCAGAACTTCTATTGTGCATGTAATAATCTGCCATTGCTTGATGAAACAAATCACCAAGCTGTAGAGCTGTTTTTGTTTTGATTGGCTGTAATCTATCAATATAATTAAACTGCCACTTTTTAGGACATTGCTGATAGCAGCTTAATTCTGAATTTGTAAATTCTCTTTTTGCCATTATTTTATCCCCTTATGGTATTCTTTATATGCTTCTTGCCTTATACGACAAGAGTCACAAATACCGCATCCGTGTCCACCAAATTCCATTTTACAACGCGAACCATTATAGCACGAATGCGTTTCGTTCATAATGTAGGAAAATTTTCCTAACCTTTCACCTTCTTTAATAATTTCAACTTTGTTTAAAAATAGAAGAGGTGCTAGTATTTGTATATGTTTTTCCAGGCCTTGGTTTATTGTTTCCTGCATACTATTTAAAAATTCAATTCGACAATCAGGGTATCCTGAATAATCAACCTGATTGGCACCAATTACTATATTATCAATATCTCTTTTGTATGCAACTGCTGCTGCTGTTGTTAAGAAAAAAATGTTACGCCCTGGAACAAAAGAAGCAGGAAGATTCTTATTTCCACGGTGTCTATCGTTGACATTTATATTTGAATCAACAAGCCCCGAATCTCCTATTTGTTTTAAAATATCAAGATTAAGTGTAATGGCAGCATCTGCATAATCAGAGGCGGATCTTGCCGCACACTCAAGTTCTATGGCATGTTTTTGTCCATAGTTTATAGTCAAAGCTGTTACATGATCAAATCTTTCTTTCGCCCAAAATAGACACGTTGTTGAGTCAAGTCCGCCTGACAATAAAACCAATGCTCTTTTATTCATTATCTTCTCCTTTTAATTTTTCTTTTTTGTCTTGCCATTTCTTGCCCGCTATTCCTCCTTTGAAATAATCTTTGCGTCTTATAAGCTCTTGACGCAATTCCTCAATTTTTCCCATAAGCGCCTCTTTGAGCTTAGGGTTTTCCGTGTTAGACTTAGTGGCATAGAGTCTATGCCGAAACATTCTCAAGGTTTCGCTTTTTTCTTCTTTGAAAATAATATCAAGCAAATACGTTGTACCTTGATTGTTGCGCGGCTTTCTTTGTTTTGTTTTTAGTATAGGTTTTCCATTTTCGATTATTGTTTCGGTTTTTTTGGAAGGAATAAGACTCTTAAATACTGCTACACAGAAAGCACATAGCTCATGAAGTTTTATCTCGTTTGGATTATTAAACAAATCTGGCCCGGTAAACATTCTTGCAGATTCAACTTTATTACCGCAGTTCGTGCAGTAAAGACCTCTTCTTTCTAAAACTTGTTCCTGGGCAATCATACAAATCCTCCCTTGTTATTTAAAAATAAAAAAAGACATCAAAAAAGCAGCATTTTAAAAAGTGCTGTTTGCAATGTCTTGATTTTTTAAGTTGATACAAGTTGTTAAGCATTGTTTCCTGTATAACGAAGTTTTATTATTATGTATATATTTTACCAAATTGTTTTTATAATGTCAAGCAATAAAAAACACCTATCACAAGGGGTTTAATGATAGGTGCTTTTTATTTTATTTTATTAACGCTTATGCGTTTGGTTTATCTGTGTCTGGCGCATTAGAAATAGTTTCTTGTGCTGCCTCTTGAGCGACTTTCTTTGTAACTTTCTTTGTAACTTTCTTTGTAACTTTCTTTGTAACTTTCTTTGTAACTTTCTTTGTAACTTTCTTAGGCTCTTTTTCTTTGCGAGAAAGAAGAATCTTTTTCAACTCAGCTATTCTTTTATTACACAAAACTCTTGTTTCATCGCTAGCGTTTGTGCGCCTTGCATAAAACTGATGCCTAAGCATTCTCAACTCTTCTGTTGAGATTTTTAAAAGGTCGATATCAAATATCGTTTCCTTTTTTACTTTTGCTTCTTTCTTTGTACTCATTTAAGTACCTCCTGTTTCCCCTTTAACTTCTGCCCTGCTTCCTGATAATTATATTTCTTTTTTGCGACATTGTCAATGGCTTATTTGAAATTTTAATATATGCTATATCTACAAGCATAACAACTATTGTTGTTAGGATAATGATAATTATTGTTGATATAACATATATTATAAGCATTGTTTATCCTATTCTTATAAATTTTAGCTTTCCCAGGTCTGCTGCATCATCAATAGCATAATAGCAAAATTCAGGATTAAATGTAAGTACATATTTTTTAGGAATAATAATATTATTAATTGGATTTTCTAAATCTTTAATAATAAGATTCCCTGTTAAATTAATTCGCTGCGCTTGATAGTGTGTTTTAAGATTACCAATGCAAGCCGAACCACAAAATATTATATTCATATATCCTCTTTAATATTTGAATTTCGCTGTAACTGTGCAACCTTTTACAGGAATCACTTTATGATTACTGAACGTGAATCCTTTTCTTTTAATACTTTCCACTACTTGCTTGCAAGATATAGCTGTTCCGCAAACTTGTATTGTTGAAGTATAACAATTATTAACATATACTTTTACTGGACACCAAATATCATTTTTAACCTTTAACATAACTGCTCCCTTTTTCATTTTTTATAAATTCCTTCCTCCTTAATAATAGTATAATACATTTTATTGGTGATGTCAAGTCTTTCTAAGAAATAGTTTTTAGACAAAAAAGAACGCCGCAAGGGCGGGCAGAAGATAAAGCATGAGGAGGCTTTCTTCACCTTGCGACGTTGGTTTTTAATCGATAAAAATTATTGGATGAGATTGCCCTAAAGGGTCTCTTAGTTCCAAATGTAAATGAGCGCCGGTTGAGTGTCCTGTGTTTCCACTTAAAGCAATTTCTTGTTTTGCAGATATTTTATTACCAGGTAAAATTTGCACAAGAGAGAGGTGTGCATAAAAAATACTGAAAGTTAAATTGTCAAAAGTAAACTGCTGCCAAATCCGCATTCCAAAACCATCTTTTATATCATTTGGATTTTGCAAGTCTGATTTAAAACAAGAGCCTTCGCATATTGCTTGAATAGGTGTTCCTTCTGGAATAGCAAAATCAATACCTTTATGACAACCAAAACCGTTGATTTGTCCAGGTTGCCACATTCCTTCGGTATCAATATGCCACTTATCCCAAGTATTTTTTGCACCGTATGGCTGCGAAATTCTCCAGCTTTTGTCTCCTGGATAATTAAATTTTAATTGAGGCAGTACATTTCTGATATGATCTATCATCGACATATTTTCTCCTAGATTTTTGCAATTAGAGTTGTTGCTGCTCTGTTGATTTCAATAAGTATTTCTTTATGCTCTTTATGCTCGTCTCTTTGATATGTTTGTGCTTGCAAAACAGTTGTGTGAAACAAGGCAGCTTGCTCAGTATGTTTATCAAGAACATTTTGCCATTTCTCATTTTGCTTATCTGCCATATCAAGAATTCTTACTTGCTGATTCAAGATCCATCTAATTACAAAGAAGAACATAATCATCATCCCTGTAACCAGCACAACCGCAATTGCTGCTACAATTCCCCATTCACTTGCTATTTTTGGCGCCACTGCTGCTAGTAGTTCTCCCATCGAAATCCCCTTTTGTTAGATTTTACCAAACAGGTATAGATGCTTTTATTCCGGCTCTGTTATCGTTATTTTTAAAATCTTTACCAAACCATATTCCAACTCTTGCCAGTTTTGTTTGTGAAGAATTAGTGATAAGGCCACACCAGTCAAAGTCTAAAGAAACAAAAGGCATCCCGTTTGCAATAAAAGAAGTTACTGCGCCGAAATTAAGATTAAGACGCTGGTATTTTACAAGGCTTGATTCTGCTCCTATAAGTCCTTCTCCTTTCCAGTAATCATATAGAGAAATTACAGAAGCGTTTGAAAGCGGATAAACAAACTCAGCTTGTCCGATTTTAAAATATGCACTCGCTGTGTCGTCTGCTAATACTATAGAAGTTAATGCGCCTAAAAACATTACAACTAAAAATGCAATAGCTAATTTTTTCATGATAAACTCTCCTTTTTTCTAATATCGCGTTGAACAACCCATGTTAATAAAGCAAATACTTTTAAATACAATAAAACAAGCGCACCAATTATATATCTGTCTTTTCTGTTGTCGTTTTCGTGCCATTCTTTCATTCCGTTAATATACTCCTTCATTATAGCGGAATCGTTATTTACTTTCATATTACCGCCAACGGTTGTATGATTGGCTTCGTTGTCTCCTATTACGGCTTGCGCTTGAGCTTGTGCTTCGGCTTTTATAGGCGCTTTTATAGGAGCAATATCGCCCTGAACTTTAACAGCATTGGCGTCCCCATTAGCTTTTAGTGCTGTAAATTCAGGATGCAGCAATGAAGTACCCAATCCAGAACAACCAGAAATTAAAAACATTATTGAGGCTGTGAAGATTGCACAGGTGATTGTTCGCATTTTTTCTCCTCTGGTTTTATTGATTCAGTAAGACTGTCAATCGAATCAGTCATGTCGCCTTTTAACTGCGAAATATCTTCTTTAACTTTTTCGAGTTTATGTATCAAACCTATTGCAACTAAACCTTGAAAAGCTTTAAAAATATAATCTGAAACAATTACACCTTTTGCTTGTAAACAATAACAAACAATAAGTCCCAAAACTCCAACTATTGTTTTATAATTATTGCCCGGAATCATTGCGAGTATTTTATTAATATCCATTGAAATCACCTCCTTTTTTTATTTTTTATACCAAATTTAGTTTATCCTCCTATTTGAAAAACCGACATGCTAACATGGGTCACTATTATATTATTTACAGCTGTCTGATTTTGAAAACATAGACCAATAGTGTCTCCAACATTTAAACTGACAATACCTGAGCCAGAAAAAGATTGTTCGTCGGTAGTGTTTTGAATATGAGTTACGGATAAACCGTTCACTTGTGCAGTTTGATTTACCAATATTTTGCCTTCAATGTGTTGATTCGCACCAGAGGCAAGCATAGCAGAAACACTCCACGACACTATATATACTCCTTTAACTCCGCATATTGCGCAAGAACTTCCAGAAATAGTAAAACCAACAGAGTTGCCGTCTGATAAGCCTCCAGTAAGACCTGAATATGTATATGTGCTAGCTATAACAACCGTTGAAGATATGTCTTCCGCATATAATGATGAATGAGGAAGGCAAGCACTACTTCCTACAAAAATAACACCAGTTGATGATGACTGAAAGTAGTTTGTTGCAGAACCTAGAGATGTTATACCATTAACATTCAATGTGGAAAAAGGACTTGATGTGCCTATGCCTATATTGCCGCCATTAATGAGATACATTCCATGGCCTGTGACGGCGTCTGAAGACATGTGAACAGTCCCACTAACATTAAATGTTGCACTACCAGTTGTCATTACACTAAGAGGTTGTAAAAAGAGACCTGCTGTGTCGGAAATGCAAAGCGTGGGATGTACCCCGCCGGTCTGATTACCTATTTGAAACTCAGGTCTGCTTCCTGTTAATGCAAGACCAATCCTATTTTCAAGTCGTATCGTTCGATAGGTTATCTGGTCTTGGCAGAAAAACATCATGTCAAATGTGTCTAATCCAAAAGTAGAATTGCAACCAAAAGCTACACCTAGCATATATGCTCTATTTACAATTTTCATCCACGCTGAACCATAATCATCATTTATTGTTTCAAAGTATATTTGTCTCAGACCTGTTATTCTTCCTCTTAAAGCTTCGCCGACAATAGTTATCACACCATTTCCGGAGGCTAAAGTTCCTGTGCTGGTTCTCATCCCAAAAGTTGTTAATGCGGGTGTAACATTTAAAGCATTGGCTAAATTTGTCTGTAACGTCATATCCGCAATGCAAAAATAAGTACCGCCCTGAGAAGCAGTTCCCCAAATTCTGTAATATCTATATGGTGTTGTATTAACAAAATCATATGTTCTTATTTCGCCAGAACTCCAAGCAGAAGCGTTTGTTTGGGTGTCAAGACTAACCCAGAAGCTATTATCATTAGAAGCCTGTAAAACCCAAGACTTGGGAGCGAGATTTGTTTCTGGCGAAGTCGTATTGACTCCATACATTGTATATCGAATGACTATATAAGTATTACCGGATCCAAAATCATATTTTAACCAGACAGGCCATGAGTTGTTTGAAATCCAGCCTGTGCCGGTATTGTTATCCCAAGCCATCCATGCAAGCCTAGCACCATTCACTTCTCCTGAAGCACTAACAACATTCGGAGCAGGAAGAGTGTAACTGCTCATTATATAATTTAATGAGTCATAAATACCTGATTGTGCTGTTCTGAAAAGACTCGTATTCGGAGATTGCACATCAAGCGCATATAAGGGAGCACAGCCTATCCCCAATTGATATTGTACTGACATTGTGGAATAAATAGTGGTATATTGCGTAAAAGTATTTCTTCCGGTGAATGTGTTTGTGCTATTTAATAACAGAGATATAATTGAGCCAGTTGCTTGCTGTAAATTATAAATGTTTACTTGATTAACTGTGCCGCTCGAAATAGTAAAATATGTTGTTGCTGCGTTTGTAATTAAAAGATAAGGAGAAAGATTTGGCGGAGAAATTAAGCTGGTTGATACAGCTATTATATATGATGAGGTTAATCCGTTTAAATTATTTGCATTATATGCAAAAGTTGCAGTGCTGGCATTTGGAATAACAAAAGTCATAGAATCTGTTGCTTGAGAAAGAGCCGTTATACCAGCTGAAGAACCAACTGTCATAAAGTGGCTTGACGGATAACCATTTAACAATAAAGAATTATTGGCATTTCCTGCTGTTAATGTGTATACAGGCACAAAAGTGCTGCTGTCTCTAAGCTGAGAAAAAGAATTTGTATAATTAACATATGCCCCATTTAACATCCCATTAGAAGATTTAGCAAAAGGGTCTAGAATATAATGATATCCATCATAATCAACTTCTGGAAAAGTTGCATAACATATAGAGTATAAAGATAATAATAGAAACAGTATTTTTTTCATTTTAAAAGTACGAAGCCCTGTTGTTCCAAACCAAATCCATGTATCCTCCAACTCCATTTGCAAAGAACTTATTTCCGATAGAATCTATAATCCATATCTCCCAAACAGATAAAGCAAAAGAAGCAGGAATATTTTTTCCATGTACTGCTTCTGCTACTCCAAAAAAAACCCTTGAAGGGTCAGCTGCATCGCAAACCATGCAACAAACTTCACTATCAATATAAACAAGCTGAACCGGATTTCCGTTTAGATCATATATTGTTTTATATGGCATATTATTTCCCCTTTTTTGCGGCGGCAATATGCAAATTAATTATATATTCTCTTATTTTTCTATCAGCCCATTCTTTAATCAATAGAATCATTGCGCTGAAAAACAATGTTATATAAAATGTATCAATAAATTGGCAATGCTGTTTAATGTAGTAATTTATTAATAAAATAAGAATCCAAGTTTTATGGCCGCGAAAAGGCTTAACTATTTTTTCCATACTCATATAAAAATAGTTGTGTCTTATGTTTTTCCAATTTCTCGTATTGACTTTTAGATATTTGTTCATTATTTTCTCTTATTTATTTCTTTTTTTAGTTGTTCAATCTCTTTTTGTTGTTCTTGAGCTAATTTTAAAAGCATCGGTATTAGGCTTTCATATTTTACACCTTTCCATCCTTCCTTGTCTTCAAATACAAGTTCTGGAAGTATTTTTTCTACTTCTTGAGCAATTAAACCATATTCTTTTTGATTCCCAAATCTGGAAACTCTTTGTATTTGCGTGTTATAATTAAACGACACTGGATTTAATTGTAATATTTTATTCTCACTATTAAGATGTTTAATATTTATTTTCAGTCTTTTGTCTGAAACTGGAGCCGATAGAGTACCGGAGGCATCAGCCATGACAGCTCTTAATCCTGTTCCGCTTAAATTTGATACTGTTATTGAGGATATATTTATATAACCAGAAAATATAGCACTTGAGGCATTAATAAGACCTTTAAAATAATTATTACCCGTTCCGCTAGATATAATCATTCCAGAGGTGGCAATGTTACCTATAACGTCTAATGTTTGCGAAGGATGATTTGTTCCCATTCCGATAAAACCACTTGTGCCAATAGCAATGCAAAGAACATTGTCTTTTCCACTTTCGCCGTAAATTAAGCCATTGTATCCAACTCTGAAATTATTTCCAAAAATAGTTGATAGATATAAGTCGCCTGTATGAAATTGTATTGTGGTATATGTATCCTGCATTGTTAATGGATAAGCAGCACTTGTAGAATCATAAAAACTATTATTTCCCGTAAATGTCTGATTAGCTGCAAGAAATGCCGCACCAGCAGATGAACCGCCTCCAGAGCTTGCTGTTGTACTAACTGTTCCATCAGCCCAAACGATTTGAGAAACACTTGTTGCAGTGCTAAAAGATATTTTTTTAAATGTATTAGTTCCTGAAAATGTTTGAGATGATGATAAAGTTGCAATATCTGGCATACCTAATACTCCTGCTGAAATTGTGGAGTAAGAAGCTGTTCCGGAAATAACAGAATATGTTGAAGTGCTAGCAGTGAAGGCATATATTGCAGTGCTTGATTTTAAAGAGTACGTTGCAGATGAAGCTATAATATTTGAACCCGACACTGTAGCACTCCCAAAATTTACTGTTGTGCTTGAGATGATTATAGTATTCTGTGCAGTTGTTGCACCTACAAGAACTCTTCCAGCAAAACGAAAATCGCCTGTGCGTGTTGTTGTGCTAGTGTCAAACGAATAAGGAACAGGTTGAACAGCATAACATATAGAAGAACAGCTTATTATAATATTAAGCAATAGTAATATTTTTTTCATATTAATCCTCCTGTCATTACAATTCTAAAACCATCAGTATTTTTTATTGCTACCTGCATGCCAGGAGCTTCATCTGTTTTAATCCAAATAACTATATTAGGATCAACTGGCCTAACTGTGCCTACTGAAACCACTGACGCCAATGAAAGCAATAAAATCATTAAAACGTCTGCGTCTGGAGTATCTCCATTTTTAATAACCATTTAAACCTCCCGAACTTTTAAATAAGTTTTTAAATCTTTCCATGATATTTCAATACCTATTATTTTTACTGCAAGACTGTTTATTGTGATATCGCTATCTGAAAAGTAAGATTTCCCTTCCATTCCAAATTTCATATTTTTGTCTCCCCAAAACCACATCCACGGTTCTGATTTAAGTGTTATTGATGCTATATCTCCAAGCTCTACTTGTGGAAATATTTTTGTTTGTATTCTGAACATTCTTTTTGGAAGCTTGTAAGTATTATAATATTTTTTAGCAAGAACAAGCGTTAAATCAATTCTATTATCAAAAAGAACATTAGATAATGCAATATCTAAATTTATTTGTCCATATTGTTCTATTGAATTTGGAGAAACATCTCCTTCTGTTGTAGGATTAACTATAGATTGAAAATTTCCATAAGTAACCGAAATATAATTTAAAATATTGTTCCAACCTTCTGTCAAATTATCAAGCATTATAATATCATTATCAGAAAAATTAATAACTGGTATTATGCTTATATTTTTAGATCTTACAAAATATTTTCCTAAAGCATTTACTCCAATTTCACAATCAAACATTTGAGCAATTGCTTCTATTGCAGATTGGCAAGTTTGGCTAGAATAGTTTGACATAAGAAATTTGTAATTTTCATCAATTCCGCTTGTTTGAAATTTAAATATTTCACTAAAAAGAATTGGATAATCAAAAGTGCTATCATTCATTTCAATTATAGTGGACAACCTTATGAATTCTTGCACAGTTGAAGATATTGCTCCACCAGACACTAATTGTTCTGTTTCCCAGTCCCAATATGGATATGAACCAGAAATTGCATTTTCGTTTCCCGTTGGTGATGTTTTTGAATAAACTGTTATTGCGCCATTATTGTCAAGATGATGAGAAATAAAAGGTAAATAACTGCTTGCATTTTGTGTACAATCTTCAACAACTGTTACTAAATGTGCAGGCATAAGCATATAGTCTAACGAAACACCTGTATGTGAATCGCCTATATAGAATTCACCTGTTATTGTCGCTTTCCAGATACAGTATCGCGGCGATTCATCAGTATTAACATGGTCAACGGATGGAGTACCAATATCTCCCGAATAAGAAACTGTTCTAAATGGAAAAGCATACATTCCTGCGGGTTTAGGGTCTGTATGATAGGTTTGCAGGTCAATTTGAACATTTGCGCTTGTACCGGAATTTGTCCATTTTGTTATTACGTTTCCAATTCTTTGATAACCACTATGCCAGCCTCCCCATTTTGATGCTAAACTAAAAGGACTTGTCATTCCGCGTCCAAAATCAATTGATTTAGAGGTCACATATATTGTTCCCGTAGAAGCAGAACTCCAGTATATATTGTCGCCAACTGCAAAACCTTGCGCAGAAGTTGCTCCAGGAATCCATCCTTCAATAACAGAATTACCAAGTTTTATAATTTCAAAACGCACAAATTGATTGGGGCTTGTAAAAGCTAAAGTCGAATTACAAAAAACTATATTATCAACAGAGGCTTTTACATTGCCAGCCGAAGTTGTTAATAATTGAAATGTATGATAATTGTTCCAATTGTTTGTTTCGTTAATATATGTACTAGCTATCAAAGTATCATACTGGTCAAATATTGAAATTTTATTATAATCTATATTCATGTAACACTCGTAAGTTCCACTTGCTATTTTTATATTAAACTGTCCATTTCCTGTTATCTTTAAAGGAAATGTAATTATTTTAGTTGCCTGAGTTTTAATATATTCTATTGTAGTATTGCTTGTTCCAGAAGTTTTAAAATGAAAATTATTTTTAATTCCATTATTATCTATATATACAATCTCATTTAAAGCCAAAGCGTTCCCTGTAACATATTTTGACCAACCTACATTTTCAGGAACATCAGTAAAGGCATTATTGTTTTCATAAAATAAAAAAGGGTCTATAGCTATTTTTTGATTAGGATAGGTACCGAGAATTAAAGCACCGCCTGCGACACTGTATGAAGTTTCTATTGAATCTATATCATTTACAAAGTCTTCACTCTTTATTTTTAACTGACCGGAAGTGCTTGAGTCTACGTTTCTACTCATATTTAAAAAGCTAGGATACTTTCTATAACCTTTAACAGAATCAAGACTTATAGAGCTTATTGTTCTTTTTGAAGAATCAAAACCAGCAGCATCAAGCAGTTGACCCAGAGCATCAATTACAGCAATATTCTTTTTCCAAATTCTATATATTACTGAATAACTAACAATAGGCGAAGATGAATAATTTAAAGTTATTTTTGCTGGATTATAAAAATCATTTAAAGATGAAACAGAGTAATCATAAAGAGGGTCTAGGGTTACTCCATCAACCACAACGCTACTAATAGCTACAACACCTGTATTTGTTGTATATATATCAAACAAAGATAAGCTGCCGCCCCAAGTTCCTGTATCGGTTTGTGAATCGCTTACTATAGAAGCATTCGTTTTATTTAAAATTATATCTGTTCCTGAAATAGGAAAGTTTATTGTAAAAGTTTTTGTTTGAAAAACAGGGTCTGAGTCAAGAACTCCTGTAAAACAATATACTGTTTCCTTTGAACCATCGTCTAAAATATAACCTATTATTATTTGAAATTGTGTATATTTTCTCGTGTAAGGTGAAGGAAAATAACCAAAAGAATTTATATGATATTTACCCTTACTATTATCTATTGTTAAATTTATTCCAGCTGTTCTCCAAATATTTAATTGTTCGGTATCTAAATTCCAAGCAAGATTTCCCACGTCTTTTATATCGTCTGTTATATTTATAGGAACTGCGTCATACACAAAAGCAGAGCCATTCCAATATCTTCTAAGCATATTAACCTGCTTAAAATATTTTATGCTCACATCTTTTTGCTTTGCCGATACTGCGCTTGAGATTGATTGCATCAATTTTCCTTAAAATCAAAAGTTACTGCTGTTATAGGTATTTTAGGTTCTTTCTTATTTGCTCTAAAAGAATTCACCCATTGTCCTTGATATATTGAATTTGGTTCGCGGTCATAGTCTATATAAACACAAATCAAAGAATGGTTGTTGTATATAGCTTCCAGGTCGTCTTTGACTGAATCGGTTATATTATCTAAAGTCCATAAAAATTCAACTTTGCTTATAATATAAAATGTATTTAATTTTCCATTAACTGTTCTAAAATTATCTCCTATAAGGTTATCATTTCTAGGTCTTGTTGAACGAAAAGCTAAATTGTAATTTTCAAGCATACACCATATCTCTCCAATCATTTTTTCTTGATTTGCAATTATAGTTGAATCCATAATTATTTTAATTTTAGCTGTATTAATTGGTGTTGCTAATTTTATACGAATGGTGCTTAAAGAATTATTAGAAAAGATTGCTTCTGGTATATCGGAATACGAAACTCCATTAAATTGCTGGATTTTAAATGCTTTTAAATTTATATTCTGTAAAACAATAGTGTCAATATTTCTATTTACAGCAGAAGCACCAGAATAAAATATAATTTCTATATATGTTGAATAACTTCCGTTTTCAACTGTTTCTCCAGAGCTTTTCCATTGAGGAGCTTTGCTTTGGTCGTATAATAAAAAACTATCAGCAGAATTAGAACTAACATTAAATGTATTATTAGAATTAACATAGTTTTTTGATAATATGTAAAAATTAGCTGGCATTATACTGTCTCTCCGTTAAGGCTGCTGCCTTTTTTATATATAACTTTTGATAGTCTTCTGCCTTCCGGTGAATCGCTTTTAATAGCTTCTGCTATCTGTCTACAGTATTCATTTATATTATTTTCATCTATATTTCCTATATTAAATACGAAAGTATCTCCGCCTTGAGGCGAACCTGAACTAGAATCTGGTTTTGATTTTCCGTTCGCTAAATCTAGAAGTCTTTGCTGTTGTGCTGTGTTTGAAACAAACTCTCCGCTATTTAAAGACGCTACAACCTTATCTCCTGTAAAAGAATTTCCTGGAACAAATCCTCCTTGCTCAAACTTCGCATTAGAGAAAGCCATGATAGCTGCGCCTATAGCAATACCAATGCCGATTGCTCCCCATAAACTCCAAGCTGTTGCAGCAGCAGCATTTGCTGCGCCGACTTCTGCTGCATCTGTAATTTGTGCGACTTTCCAAAGTTTTCTAAGACCGTCTATTATAGTATGCTGTACAATTTCTTGAGCTACAGCATTAACAAGCGAATTTATTATTGCATTTTCTAAATCTTCCCATATTTTTTTTAATCCATCAGCTAGAGATATACCGCCTTTCAATATATCAGCCAGGTCGCTAGTTGTTGCGGATTGTATATTGTCAAGCATTTTTGTAAAATCGTCTCCCCAATTATGCTGCGCTTGAAGCATTTTATCTATGGCATTTTTAAAGCCGCCAACTAATGTATAATTATTTGCCTCTGACATTTTTTGTTCTAATAAAAATAATTCGTGCATCAATTCAGCCTTACGTGCTGTTCCATCTTTTACAGTTGCTATTTCAGCTTCAAGATTGACACGTTGTTGCTGTAACGAAACCATGCCCATTTTTTCAAGTTCTTTATAATATTTGTCATGGTCGGTTTGTTTTTGTTTTAAAGCTGCCATTTCTTTTACTATCGAATTTTCAGTATCTTGCTGATTTTTAATAGATGCTTCACTTCTTTTTTTAACTGTTTCTTGTATAGCAGACTGTTTCTCTCTCTCAAGCTGTAATTCTTGATATTGTATAGATTTCTCAAGTAATAGTTTGCGTTCAGCTAAAATCTGACCCTGGTCATTATACATTTTTCCAGCAGCCATGTTCATATTTGTTTGCTTGAGTTCTTCCTTTTGAATATTAATTAAATCTTGATGAGTTTTGCCCATATGAGTATTTGCATCAGCTGTTTTTTGCGTAGCGTCCATATAAGCATATACAGTTGCAGTTAATGCAGCAAAAGCGATTGCTATTGCGCCTATTGGGTTAGATGTTATTACAGCAGACAAGCTCGTGAAAGCTACCTTTGCAACACCTATTGCAAAGCTAAGACTTCCAAAGCCTAAAACAAGAGCCGAAAGACTCATAATTAAAGCTGATATAGTTGCAAACAACTCTCTGTGATTATTTATAATTTGTATTGCTTCTTTAGCCCAAGAATTTAAAACTGTTAAAATTGCATTTACAGTTGGAAGCAATTGAGTACCAATAGCTTCTTTTAGTTCAGTCGTATTTGTACTTATTAATTTCATTTGTCCGGCGGTTGTTTTTAATTCATTTGCTGCCATGCCACCAAAGCGTGCTTGTAATAAGCCAAGTGCATAATCTGCTTTTTGATGGGCGTCCATTCCTTTTAACTCTTCATTTGTTGCAGATTTTAATTCAGGAATAAATCTGCCAAGCATTGCAACATTGCCCTCCGTTGCCATTGAAACCAAGCGAGTTGCTTGATCTAATCCAAACATGCCAGAAGCAGCCATGTCAACGGATAATTTTGCCGCTCTCAACCCGTCTGACAAATTTCCGGTAAATTGAATTGTTCTCTGTAAAGCGCCTACTAGCTGGTCGTCTGTTAAGTTTGTAGTTTCTTTCAAAGAAGAAACATAATCGTCTATTTTTACTTTTGAATCAGTCCAGGATAGTCCAGTATTTTCAACGGCCTTTTGTAATCTTGTCCAAGAAAGTTCATTGTTTGCTGCCTCGGTAATAAAAGACATCATTTCATTTTTAATGCCACCAAGAGCACTTTGGACATCTTGCAAAGTCACAACCAATCTTTTACTTAGTTCGTCTGTGTCTTTAGAAGAACTGCCAACAGAATCAATTGCAGCTTTTGCTGCATCTGTTCCAGAGTTATCAAAATTTATTCTTAGTGTTCCAAGAAAATCACCCAAATCTGACATTTACTCTCCTCTTTTTACACTCGGTGCAAACTTTCCTAAATCGTGTAAGTCTTCCATAGTAGCAATAGCTTTTTCTGTTTTTTGTTCTTCTACTATTTCAAATTCGCCTATTGCATCAGCTTCTACACCATGCAAAACTGCTTGAAGTTTATTATTATAAAATTCCTGTTTAACTATTTCAAGATAAACTCTGTTTATTTTTTCTGGCGGCCATTCAGCAATTTCTTCAAGCTTATAAGATGTGCTAGTTGCTATTTTGACAAACACTGCAACAAAGGAACCGCCTGATTCTAAATCCTTGTCGCCTTTTGAAAATTTCCAAATAGCTTTTTAAAATTATTATGCTGACAAATTAAGGCAATAATATCAGTACAAAGAACGCCGTCTGTAAGAATGTTTTCTTTGATAAAATCTTTATCTTGTTCGTTTGAAAGAATAGAAAATAGTTGGCATAGTTCATCATCGTTTATAGTAGACATAAGTAATTGAAAATCTTTTTCATTACTATTTACTCCGGGCTTAATTGCATCTTTAATCTTAGGAAGAACAGCATCAAAAAACATTCCAAGATTTGCTACCTGTCTAAAACCAAGCCTTCCTATTTTATAAACTTTATTTACAATTTTCACTTCTTCATACTTTGGAATTATTGTTTCTAATTCATTTTTATCTTTATTTTCTTCCATTTAACCCTCCCAGGTTTCTCCCTGAAGTGGCGGCAAGGCTTTTACACCCTGCCGTCACCTGGGAGGCGATTTATGCCGTTACTGTAATCTCCGCAAGATACGGAGTTGCTAACACATTACCTAAAACATCTTTTAATCCCGAAACATGTACATTTAATATATCGCTTGCATTCCAATTCGAGGTAGGAGTAAATGTAATTGTTTTTGCTACACTATCGTAAACAATACTGCCTGCTACAAGAACAGGTGTTGAAGGTGTAGTAATATTAACTATAATGAATCCTTTTCCATAAGCAAAAGAACTCTGGTCAAGAGTGTTTGGAGAAGTAATAGTTAGCAAGACTGTTCCTTTAGTATTTTTTACAACTGTTCCGCCAGCAGCAGGAGTAGTAAGCACAATTGTCGGCGCGGTTGTATTTGCATTGCTGTCTGTTACAGTCCAAAACTGGTCACCAACAGTTCTGCTAATGTCCATTATAGCTGCAATAGTTATAGGTATCATGGTTTTTTCTTTCTTTTTGTAAGAATGTTTAACGTCCCCATAAATATTGGCTATATACACAGTATATTGTCTTGTTCCACCATTGACTCCATTTGTATCAATATAAACTGTAAGCTCTGGAAGCGTCCAATCTCCACCAACTTTTAAAGTTGAAGCAACTAAAGCAGAATCCGGCAAACCCATTCCAATTTGTAGTTTTGCCAAATCAGCTTCTGCAATGCTTGCTTTAATTTCAAGTGTTTCTTTTGTTTTATATCTTTTAATAACACCTGTTGAATTATCAACGTCAATTTCGGAAACTTCAACTTTTGGAGAAACTTCTATCCCTCCATCGCTTAGACCTAAGTTTAATCCAGAGGCTTTACTTGCCCCGGAAGCAGAAACCGTTATCAAACCTACACCGATATTGGTAACTTTTCCGAAACCTAAAATAATATTATCTCTTCCCATTTTGTTCTCCTTTTTATGAAATTTTACTTATTGAACATAGTCATATCTTATTGTTACAACTTTGGAGGAGCCGGAATGATTTTCAACATGTGCAATAGTTCCACCGTCGTACACGTTTATTCCATTCGTTCCTTGCGAAGTGGACGTGTCTACGCTTGATAGTCCGAGCGTAACAGCCGCAGCAGTAGTAAAAGATCCTGTTGCAGTATAAGTTCCAGCTATAATTATAAAGCTACCCGCTTTTCCATCCGCAGGAGTCAAAGCAAAATCTGCAAGACTCGGCATAATCGTGGAAACAATTAAACTATAATGTGTATTAGCCTGAAAGTCAACAGTTCCAAATTTTCCATTACTTGATGTAATTCCGGTAGTTGCAGACATTGCACCTGTTACCGTTAAGGCGCCTGTCGCTACTGCACCCGAAGCATTAAAAGTTGTTGTTTCCAGATCAGTTGCAGTGCCTGTTACAGTAGTTAATGCTGTAATGTTTCCAATTGGAGTAGTTATAGAGCCAGCAGTTACTCCGTAGGTAATAGTAGCACCAACAGGAGCAGTACAAGAAATACCGCTTGCGTATATCACTGTGTAAGTATTTACACCAAGCGTTCCTGTTACTGTAAGATTTTTCATGTACACATTATCATTAAAAGTCTGGTCACCATTAACAATCTTTCCGTGCTGGTCTTGACCAGCAAAAGCAGAGCATGATATGGCAAGTAAAGTAAAAACAATTGCTAGAACTTTTTTCATTTTCTTCTCCTTTTTATATAGATTTTTTTAAAAATCTTATATCGTATTCGACTATCTTAATCACTTCGCGAGTAACATCATCTCTTGTATCATGTCCGCCATTTTTTTCGCTATCATAAATATAAAAATCAGGACTAAAAATTTGTAAATTAGCTTGAGATTGTTTAAAATCAAGTAATTCGTTTAGTCTATCTCGTATACTTTTTGAAAGGTCGTAATCATAATTTGGCGTTGTGATTTTAAAAGTTAATCTTATTTCGTCTGTGATTTCGTCATTACTTCCTTCTCCGTGAATATTATATGTAATGCTAGGAGAGGCAGTTCTTGCAAGACCATCAGGATATATTTTAGGGTCAGAAGAATTGCCGCCTATTAAAGCAAGCAACGCGGCATCTGTTTTAAGATATTGGTAAATAGCGTCTTCAATGCTACTCATTATTCTTAATCTCCTGAAATTTTTCTCTCACTATCGCACCAAAGCTCTTAATGCCTTCTTGAAACCCTGGAAATAAATGAGGATGCGG